TGTTGTGTGGATATAGTTCTAATTTACATATTCATCATATTAAAACTAAAGGCGCTGGGGGTGGAGATGAAATAGAAAATCTGATCACTTTATGTTTTGGGTGTCATAGAAAAATTCATGATATGGGAAGACAGATTTTATACCAATCACTGAAGCAAAAAAGTGAATTTGAACATTTTAGATTTCAAAAATTTATAGAGGAGTATGAAAATGAAATGCACAGTTGATACTAAAGAATTGCGACAAGTTGTTAAATTGATTTCTCCGGTTGTCAATATTAATAATCCCATTATTTCATTAAGATATTTAAAAATTAGACGTATTGAAGATAAACTTGAAATTATGGGTTATAATACAAATATATTTGTTTCGATATTCATAAATGTTTATAATCTTAAAGGGGATGATTGTGTTTATGTTTTTGCAAAGACATTTTTTAATCTTGCAAGATCATTTAATGGAACGGTGGAATTGAATTTAACTCCTATTATGTGTCAAATTAAATCCAACAAATCAAAGTATAAAGTGGGAGTTTTAGATAAAGATTTTTTTCAGGGGGAAGTAACAGAAGAACCAAATCATTATACTTTAAAGTTTGAGCATGAAGGGATTAAACTTAGTGATTTTAAAGTTAATATGAAGAGTATTATTCATTGTTTGTCAAGTAGTGATACTCAACTTCCCCTACAGTATGTTTATTTTCAAGATAATATTGCTATTGCGTGCGATTCAATCAGAGGGGCTATTATTGGGGCTAATTATAAGTGTTTACAAGGGTGTTTGCTTCATCAAGATATCATTAATTGTATTTTGAATATAGATGAAGCATCTTTAGCATATTTTCAAATGGGAATAGGTAAATTAGAGGGTAAAATTGGGAATTTTGTATTTACTTTGTCGATAGCAGATGTTAAATATCCCTATGAAGAGATCAAGAAGATATATGATTTCTATAAATCTAGAATATTTAATATTACTATTCCTATTAAACAATTGATTATTTTAGAGGCCCTTTCTCGACTCTTGTTTCTTACTGATAAAACAACAAATGCTATAGATACTACTTTTTATCCTAATTATATTTCTTTTAAAGTGGAAGGGGATAGCTCAGGGGAAGAGATAGTTCATATTGGGGATATCGGGATTAAAGAGCCCATTTCTCTTCATATAGACGCTAAAAATTTAAGAGATGCATTAAGTCACTCAATTGGTGAAATTTATTGGAAAACTGATGGATCAGAAGATATTCAATATATTGTTGATTCTGATGTTGTCCAGTTCTTTTTTGGATTAAATTAATGAACAAACTTTTTGTGGGAAATTCTTTAGAGATTTTAAAAACTTTTGAAGATAATTACATAGATTGTGTTGTTACTTCACCTCCTTATTGGAATTTAAGAAAGTATGATGCTCCCGATGGTGATTATGGAGATTGGAAAGGGCAATTGGGTCTTGAAAAAGATTTTAATCAGTATTTAGACCATTTGGTTAATATTTTTAAAGAAATTAAAAGGGTAATTAAACCAACTGGAACTATTTGGATTAATATTGGAGATACTTATGGAAGGGGAATGTCGGGAAAAATGTTCCCTACTCATAAATTTAGTGAAGGGGCAAATAAAAGTCTTGATTTTGTTCAAAGTTCATTTCATGTTAATAAGTCATTATGTATGATTCCACAAAGATTAGCGATTAGATTAATTGATGAGCTTGGTTTAGTTTTAAGAAATCAAATTATTTGGCATAAGCCTAATGGTCTTCCAAGTTCCGCAACTGATCGTTTTACTAATAATTATGAGCTTATGTACTTTTTTGTTAAATCGGATAAATATTATTTTGATATGATTTATGAACCGTTTGCAGAAAGCACCCTTAAAAGAGTTCATAATTTTATTGATAATAATGAAAAATATGACCCATCTAAACACAAGGGGAATATAAATAGTGGGGGACAACCACCCATGCAAATACTAGAAAATATTTCTAAAACTATTTTCGTTTCTCAAGGGAAACATAAGACTTGTATTTGGTCTATTCCAACTGCAAATTCACATGATGCTCATTTTGCTGTCTTTCCTGAACAATTAGCTGAGATTCCGATTAGTGTAGGGTGTCCCAAAGGTGGAATTGTTTTAGATCCCTTCTGTGGTTCGGGGACGACAGGGGTTGTTGCAAAAAAATTAGGAAGAGATTTTTGGGGGATAGATATTTCATCTGTTTATGTGAAAATATCTGACAAAAATTGTAAAAAACTTCAACATAAGGTTATTATATGAGAATACCTAATTATATAAAAGATAAATTAAAAAAATGGTTGATTATCTTGATCGCAATTGGATTAGCAATATTTGGTTGGTGTCAATATCATGAAAAGGTACAACTTCAGGAACAGATTAATGAAATTGGACGATAAAGAATATATTAATTATAATGATTTTTATACTGCTGTTTTTAAGAAGTATGATTATTTTGTACTGTATGAGGTTTCTAAATTAGTTAATGATTATGATGAAAGACAAGATCTTGCGCAATCAGTAAGATTGTTTTTATTTTATCGTCTTAAAAAATATAATGATAAGACTCCCTTAGATTTTTTTGTTAAAAATACCATCCATTTTGCTATTCTTAAGTGTTTATATGAAATAAAAAATCAACAACGATTTGAAGATTCATTTTTAACTTTTGATGAGAGATTATCTTCGGGACATATAGTTAAGCAACAACCTGTTAATGTTATGACAGAAGAAAAGCTTCATATTTTATTGAAAAAGATTTTACCCAGACTTTCAATGAAGCATAAAATTGTATTTTATTCTATTTTTTATAATTTTGAAAAGAAAACCTACAAAGAATTATCTGAAATGATAGGCGTAAAATATGGTACTTTCTTATTAAGAACAAATAAAATTAAGAAAGTTGTCGAAGAAGTTCACTTTAATCTTAATTAACTCCTCCATAAATATAGTTTCCATTTTTTTTTGCGTATTTCTATTCAGAGGCGATATATGGTAATAAAAAATGAAAATATTTTGTTATTATCTGATCAAGATAAAAAAAAGTATGAAAGAGTGCTTTTAAAATATTATATTGATCAGGGTTTATCAGAAAGTGATGCTCAATTTAAAATCAATGAAGTTTTTGCTCAATGTCAAATAGGATGGGGTCATTGTCCTAGAAATATTGATACCCGTATTAAAATGAAAACAGGATTTCAATGGAAATCTCATGAGAATTTACATCCCCGAAAAAAGAAAGAGCTTGAAGTTGAAGTAGTAGAAGAATCTAATGAAGAAATAGGAACTGATGGATATTTATTTAAATATCTTACTAAGGGAGAACAGAATTGGTGGAATGAGCGCAAAGAAAGTTATAGAAAAGAATTTGAATTTAATAATAGTTCAGATTTTACTCTTTTAACACAACTTTTATTTGAAGAACTTTTGCAAAGACGGTTATTTGTTAGTCAACTTCAAAATAAAAGGAGAGATTACAATAAACAATTTAATGATAGTCTTAAGCGAGTAGCAGATCTTCAGGTTAAACTTGGGATTACGCGGGGACAACGCGCTGGAATTCTTGATAATATTGATGGAAATATAGCTGATATTTCAGTATCATTAGAAGAGAAACTTGAACATCTTAAAGAAATTGAATCAAATGAAACTCAAGAAGAATTGATGTATGGACACTTAAAGGCGCAGAAACCCCCTTATAATATTCTCCCACCCAAAGAAAAGATAGAAGCAATTCTTAAAACAGGGGAAGATTATATTCCTCAGGCTGATGAGAAACTTATTAAAGAAGTTGAGAAAATTGAGCCTCTTCTTGAAAGAACACGAGATGAACTCCCAATTGGAGAAATTATATGACCGTTCGTTTAACCAAAGAAGAACAGTTTCAGTTAAATCTTTCAGAGAGATTGATTCTTTATTATCGTAAATATCCAGTTAGGGGGGCAGAGGATCTTTTAAAAATTAAATTAATTTGGTTTCAAAGAATTGCTCTTAGGTCAATGTTTAAACATAAATATATTATGTTGTTATTTGGGAGGGGTATTGGAAAAACATGGTTGGGTATGGTATTTTGTTGTTTATATGCTATGTTGTATCCTAATGTTGCAATTGGTATTATAGCTCCTTCATTTAAACAGACGGAATTTGCATTTGATAAGCTTGAAGAATTATATGAAAATTCTCCATATTTGAGAGCAGCAATGACTAGGAGAACTATGAGAGCAACATATAAGGCCCTTGCTAAATTTAGAAATGGGTCATTTATTGAGGGGCTTCCTTTGGGTACAGGGCAAAAAGTTAGGGGAAGACGTTATCATATAGTTTGGGTTGATGAATATGCTTTTGTAGATGATATTATTATTAAAACTGTTGTTCGTCCTTTCTTAAAAGTGAAACGTAAAGGGTTTGATAATAAATACATTATTTCTTCTACAGCTTATTATGTTTGGAATCACCTTTATACTCAATATTTATTATATCATTATATGTCACAACAAAAACCTGATATATATGCAGTTCATGAATATATAGATGAAGATGTTAATATGGTTCCTGATCCTCCATTTGAATTAGATAAAGAAATAGATGAAATGATGAGAATGGATACTACAGATGAACTTTATAAAATGGAGGCAAAATGTTCCTTCCCTGTTGTAAATGTGGGATTTTTTGACGCTAGAATGTTAGATAGATGTACCCCCAGACCCACTGTTGATAATAATGGCGTAATATCATCAATAGATTCTCCTATTGAAATTGAAGGAGAGGCTAATGGAACTTATGTCTTAGGTATTGATACTGCGAGGGTTGCGGGAGGAGATAATTTTTCTATTTCTGTGCTTAAAATAGATAGGGGACAAAAAAGATTTGTCAATAATTATACTTATAATGGAATATCGTACCAAGCAATGATAATCGCGATTAGAAAAATTATGTTAAAATATAATGTAATTCAATTGAATATTGATGCAGGTGGAGGAGGAACAACATTAAAAGATCTTTTAACAGAATCATATAAAACAGAAGATGGAAAAATTTTACCCCCTATTTTAGATATGGATGATAAAGCGGTTGAAAATATTCAGGGACTTCATATTTTAAGGATGGTAAATTTTACTCTTCCATCTGTGACTGATCTTTATACGAGATTAAAAGCAGATTTTCAACATAAAAATGTTTTATTTCCTATTGATGTAAGAAGAAGTTCTGACCCCGAAATGGAACGAGCTGGGAATGATATTATTAAAACAAAGCGAGAACTTTTAGTTTTGCAGGCTGAAAATAGGGGGTCTTATTATACATTTGATGTTCCTAGTCAGTTTAAAAAAGATAGAGCGACTTCTTTAGCTTTAGCAAATCAAGCGGCTAATGAAGTTGCATTTGGGGCTATGGTTAAAGTAGAGAAAACAGATTTAGCTGAGGGGTTTTGGATTAATTAGAGGTAAGTATGATGAAAGTAACTAATGGTACAGAACAGATAATTATTCATGATGAAGCAATAGAAGAACCAGAGATTGAGCAAAAAGATGAACTTGCAATGGGTCTTAAGGTCCCTTCTTCGGTTAAAACTCCAACTAATTATTTACATGGATTAAGACAATATAATGATATTTATAATGATATTAAAACTCAAATGGATGTTGCTTGGAGACTTTATAGATTTAATAGTGTAATAGGGAATGCTGTCGATGTTTTAGTGGATTTTGCAGTTACGTCGGTTACGCCGGAAGAAACTGGCAATAAAAAATTAGATATTATTGTCCGACATTTTTTCGATAATGTTAATTATGATAATACAAATTGTGTTCCTGGTGTATATTCTATAATGCAAGAATTTGCGTTAGAATGGTTTACATCTGGGAATGCTTTTCCTTATGTTAAATGGGACAATGTTGAAGTTGATGGGATTGAGGGAGAATGGAGTTTACCAGTTTCGATTACTCTTTTAAATCCTCAGTCTATTGAGCTTCCTAAAGAGCCTATCGCATTTGGGCAAGAGGTTATTTATCTTAGATTAGATGATGCATTATGGGGAAAATTAAAACTTGATGGTAGAAGTGATCCTGAAGCAGCTCTTTTAAAACAGGCAATTCCTCGCTCTGTAATGGATTCTATTAGAAATAGTCGATCTTCATTTAGTGCCGGAATTAGACTTAATCCTAAATTTGTTAGCCACTTAAAGCGCAAAGCTAAAAGTTATCAAGTATGGGGAGTTCCCTATTTATCTAGGTGTTTTGCATCAGCGAGTTTAATTGAGCGGTTAAAGGAACTAGATGAATCAATTAGCGCTGGTTTGATTAATTTAATAACTATTTTTAAAATAGGAACAGAGGAACATCCTGCTTCTTCAGCTCGTCTTCGAAAATTTGCAAGTTTAATACGAAATCCAAAAGCAACTACTACTCTTGTATGGGCACACGATATTGAAGTAATGCAAACGGGTCCAGATGGTAAAATTCTAGCTTTTAAAGATAAGTATAAAGATAGTAAAGAGGACCTTTTAATAGGATTAGGTATTCCCCCTGTTTTGATGTCTTTAAATCAACAAGGGAATGAGTGGGTATCGATATTGTCGCTAGTTGAAAAGCTTTCTAATTGGAGAACTATTACAAGTATTTATTTAGAAAAAATATGTAATCAAATCTCTAAGGCGAATGATTTTAATGAAAAAGTAAAAGTTAAATGGGATCGTATGTCACTTAAAGATGAGGCTTCTGTGAAAAATTTAATTTTAGCTTTTTATGATAGAGGATTAATATCTGTGGGAACAGCCTTACAACAAGGAGGATATAATTTTGATGGGGAATTAACCAAGAAAGAAAAAGAAAAAGACCAAACTGAATTATTTTTACCTCCGCAATTGCCTTTTAGTTCTAAACAAGAAACTTCTCAATCAAAACCGAATGAAAGTGATGTAAAATCTATTAAGAGTAATGT